GAAAACCAGAACATGCTGCGTTCATGGATGTGTTGAAAGGCTCACTCTATGAAGTGGTGTTTGACGAGGAAGCCGGCCAATGGGTAGCGTCCGAGACTGACGGCGTTATTTCCCGGTTTGGATTTACTCTCAGTGATTTTCCCGACAGGGCACCGCCTGATCTTGCGGGCATGGCAATGCCCGTGCCGTTATCCAGCGATGACGTGAACGCCGAGCGCGGCCGCCGCATTGCATCTGGCACTATCGTTAATGTAACAGGTTATGGTGACATTCCACTGCAAGGACAAGAAAAAGATCAAACAAATCTACTTGGTCTTGTTACTGCATCACAACTTAGGTTGGCTTCTGGCGATACTACAACAGAAATTAAATTCAGAGATGCAGATAACATAGACCATATGCTCACACCTATGGAGATAATTGAACTCTGGTCTAAGGGTGCAGCTTGGATTAGCTCTACATATGAAGCATCATGGATTATCAAATCGATGGACCCGATTCCACTAGACTACGCAGAAGATAGTTACTGGATAGTTTAATGTCGCTTTACACAAACAAGCTACCGGTCGTAGAACTTGGAGACGGTTATTATCTTACCGATATGCCTATCATATGGCATATCGGTAAGAAGAATTCTGGTCTAAGATATGTTATACAAGCAGGATTTCGTTTCGATGTAACTGTTCCTAAATATCTTCAATGGGCATTTGATCCAAATAACAAGAAATTCCTAAAGGCGGCGGCCTTACATGACCATATGCTAGAAAATGATTGGTCTAGAGTAGAGAGTGCTGCTGTATTTCACGAAGCACTGAAGGCTGATGGAGTGTCAAAACTAAAAAGACTTGTTATGTTCATTGCCGTTGCATTGTGGAAGTATAAATAATTTAAAAGGATAATAAAATGGCGCGAAAAACAAAAATTAAAAAAGTGGAAACAGAAGATTTTGTCTTTCCAAAAAGAGATGAAACAAAATCATCAGAAGTAGCATCTTTATCAGCAGATGATATTTTAACTCTTTTAACAAATAAAGGATTTAAACCTGGTAAAGATCTAAATGATAGAGCTACAAAAACTGCCATAAAGTTTTTTCAAAAAACAAATGGTTTAAAAATCACATCAGATTTAAACGATGAAACTTTAGTTAAATTAAAGGATTAATATATGTCAACATCGAGACCTGCTACGAGAGTTGAATTTAAAGAATTTATTCTTAGGCAGCTTGGTAAACCTGTCATTGAAATCAATGTGTCTGACGATCAGATTGAAGACGCTGTTGAAATGGCTCTTTCATATTATATCGATTATCATTATGATGGAGCTTTTCCCACTTTTCTTCAATTGCAATTGACAGCAAATAATGTTGTAGATGGATATATCGATATTCCTGAAGAAATAGTATCAATACGCAGAGTTATGCCCCTGGGTGGCTCATCTGGTGTTTCCAATATATTTTCATATGATTATCAATTTACCCAATCTCTGAGTAATGAATTATCAGCATCATATTCACTTATACCATATTTTACTATGAGAATGCAATATGAACAAATTCAGGAAATGTTGGTTGGTCAATTTCCGATACGTTATTCTAAACATTTAAATAAGCTTTATTTAGATTGTAATAAATCAAAATTGGCTGAGGGGAATTACATTGTAGCGGAAGCATACACATCTATCAATCCCGAAACACAAACAGATGTATGGAATGACCGTATTCTTCAGAGACACGCGGCTGCGTTGTTGAAAAAAACCTGGGGAATGAGCATGTCTAAATATGAAGGTGTTCAGCTTCCTGGAGGTTTAACACTAAATGGGCGTCAAACATATGATGATGCGATCACAGAGATTCAACAGATTGAAGATGATTACATTACCAATTATTCACTGGCACCCGAAGATCTGATCATGTGATTTAATGGCAACCAGCACTTACTTTAACCACTTCAGTTCAAACACAGAGCAATCTCTTATTAAAGACCTTATTACTGAGGCCATAAAGATCTATGGTCATGATATGTATTATCTTCCCCGCTCTGGCGTGAATAAGGATGCTACTCTGAATGAGTGGGAATATAGTGAATTTAATGCTGCGATTCCATGTGAATTTTATATCAAATCAAGCTCATCGTTCGAAGGTCAGGGTCAACTTCTTGAAAAGTTTGGCCTGCAGATTAAGGATCAGCTTACTCTTCAGATATCTGTGGCTTCATTTGAAGAATTTATTCAGCCTATTACAAGCGAAAGCAGACCATTAGAAGGTGATTTAATCTACATTCCAATGATTAAAGCTCTGTATGAGATTAATTATCTTGATAAGGCTGTTACATTCTTTCAACTTGGTTCACTCCAGTCATATGATATCGTGCTTGAATTATATGAATCAAACAATGACAAATTTGCCACAGGTATCCCTGAAATTGATACAGTTTATACGGCTATAAATGATATTGTGAACGATCCGTTTGATCAGGGAGATGATCTGGAAACAGAGGGTGAAGCTATATTGGACTTCACTGAGAAGAATCCATTCACTGACTTATACTAAAGCCTCGCGCATGATCCACTTCTGCGCTTAATATTCATTTCAATCTCCTTTAATAATATTGTATATTTCTCTTGTAGAAACAATTTCGCATTGTTCCGTAACCTCATTCAATCTTCTTTTTGGAATATCATAATGAGGTTTATCTCCAGAATGATACCAACATTTTTTAATTCCCAGTTTATGTGCCATTTCATGTAGATTTTCTACAGAATACGGCACACAAACCAAGTGTCTTTTATTGTCGCAATAAAATTTCATTTAAACACTCATGAAACCGTGCTGTGAGGCGAAACATGCATAACCGCCGTGTTTTGCAAGCCATTCTGTGACAAGAAAGATAGCAGTCCATGTTCCATCAGGCTTATTTGCAATTACAAAACGGCAACCATCATAATCATGAAGACCTTTTTTCTCAAGTGCATTCATAAGATTCTTTTCTGTCTTATAGCCTTTGACATTTTCCAGAGTGATCTTAAGCATTGGAGTGTCTCCATGTTTGTTTCGATAATGATAATATACACTGTTTGGAAGGCTTGTACACATAAATATAATAAAAAATAGGATTATTTTATGGCGTCAACAACACCAGGTTATTTTTATCATTCACTTATCAAAAAAGCGATCCAAATTTTTGGAAGCAGATTTAATGACATTCAGATCAAACGCGTAAATGCAGATGATTCTATTGAGCAAACATTGTCTGTTCCAATTCAATATGGCCCAATGCAGAAATATTTAGCTCGTATACAGGGCGATAAAGATAACAAAAGAAATGTAAATGCAATTTTTCCGCGTATGGCATTTGAAATCACTGGGTGGCAGCGCGATGCACAGAGGAAAATAAATCCAACTGAAAAAACAACATATGGAACTGGCGGCGTAACAAGTTTTGTTCCTGTGCCATATGATATACAATTTCAATTAAATATTATCAGCATTAATGCTGAGGATGGCCTGAAAATAGTTGAACAAATATTACCATATTTTAATCCTCAATTAGGTCTTTCTGCAAAATTAATAGATGGTTATGATAAAATATTCAATATTCCTCTCGTATTAGATTCTGTGAATATGACAGACACATATGAAGGCGAATTCACTACTCGTAGAGCTATTATATGGCAGCTTGATTTCACATTGAAATATTTCTTTGTTGGTCCTGTTTCTACGCCAGGTGTAATTAAATTTGTTAAAATCAACACATATGCAACTCCTGAAATGGATGAAATAGATCAGTATTTCACCATGCAACCTGGGTTAACAGCAAATGGAACACCAACAACATCGATTGATGACACAGTAGCATACACATTGATCAATGAGGATGATGATTATGGCTTTATTTTTCAGAGTGTTGATGTATGATTACTTTTTCGGAATATTTACAAGAAGGCCGAGATGCTCCGCTCTATCATTATACATCCGAGAAAAACTTTCAGGACATATTTCTTTCAAATAGAATTAACGCATCTTCAATGCATAATCATGCAACAATGAATGATTTAATAGGCGAAAAACCATTTGTATCACTTTCACGTAATCCAAATAATAAATTTATAATATCACATGTGAGATCTGTCCACAGCGCCGGGAATGACGAGGTTATAATTCTACAGCTCTCTCAAAGAAAGCTTGCTCAATCATATAAGATTATTCCATTTGATTTTTTCAGTTCAGAGCATCGCATCACTGGTGCCTCAGAAAATGAAGAAGCTATAATTGGTTCTATTAAAAATTTAAATAAATATCTAGAAAGAATATATATGAGCAAAAGCGCATATAATACATATCTATATATCTCTGACAAATATCCAGATAGTTTAAAGTCTGGTATTGCGCATGTATATCCAATTTATGATATTAAAAACAGAAATAAGAGACTTAACTAATGAGTAACGACCCAATTTATGAGAAACTAAATCTCAGACCGATATCAAACAAATCAATTGAAATAGTTTCTGTTGATAAACAAAAAGGTGAACAACTTTCAGATGATCTGGATGAAGCGAGAACGAATACGCGTCATCTAATCAACGTTGGTGAAGAAGCATTAAAAGAACTTCAGGATCTTTCTACGCAATCACAGGACCCGAAGGCTTATAGAGAATTAACTGTTCTTATCAAGGTAATGCTTGATGCAAATAAATCTCTTGTTGAAACTGCGAAAACTCGTAAAGAAATTGTGATTGATAATGACAAGGTTCAGAACCCGCAAAGTGTTACCAATAATCTTTATGTAGGTACTACAACTGATGCTGTGGATTTATTACGTCAAAAAAGAGAAAAAAATGATTAATTTCAAACAATATTTAGAAGAAGGAAGAGATGCTCCATTATTCCATGCTGCATCACGTGCGCCGACTGTTGTAGAATCTATATTAAAAGAGGGTCTCAGACCAGATAATTCTCATCGAAGAGATAGTTTGCTTTTAGGACAGAAACCGCATGAAAACCCTCACACAAAAGGAATTTCATTTGCAAGAGTCTATAACATAGCAGAAAAATATGGAAAAACAATGCATGGTGATGGGTTTGTTATATTTAAATTCGATCAGAGGAAACTTTCTCAGAGATATAAAATGTTGCCTATTGATTTTTGGGTTAAACGCGCAAGCTATAGCAAAGGAAAAAATGATGAAAAACGTTTTTTTGAAGCAGAGGAATATATTGTAACAAAAAAAAATATTCCTATTTCATACGCAACTGAAATTTTTGTGGAAGAAAAGCGTTATTCTTCTATAGAGGAAATGTTATCTAAATATGCTCCTCATTTAAAAGTGAATATAGTATGAGTACCACTGGCTATAATCGCAATCCAAATCTACCAAAAGCTGGAGCTGAGAAACAAGATGAAAAGCGCCGATTTTATGGTAAGAAAATACCAGAGCATTCTAAAAATGTGGATTAAAAGCATTCAATGATTGAATATTATAAAAATAATACAAATTTACCAGTTCAAAAATCTTCTATTCAATTTTCTCAAAAGGAACTTGAAGAACTAGAAAAATGTATGGACGATCCTATTTATTTTGCTGATAATTATTTTAAAGTGATTCATATTGATAATGGTCTCATTCCTATGAAACTTTATACATATCAAAGAGATGGAATAAAGATACTTAACGATAAAAATAAATTAGTAATGGCCAGCGCGAGACAAATCGGAAAAACAGCCATGCTCTCTGTGATGATTTTACATCATATTATTTTCAAGTCTTATTCTAACGTTGCTATTCTAGCAAACAGAAAGTCAGCTGCAAAAGAAGTTTTAGAGAGATGTAAACTTGCATATGAACATCTACCACGATTTTTAAAACCTGGTATTGTCGCATGGAATAAAGAGTCTATTGAACTAGACAATGGATCTAAAATATTTGCAGATGCGACAAGTGGTAATTCATGTCGTGGTAAATCTATTGATTTTCTTGTGATCGACGAGTTTGGTCATATTGATAATTGGGATGAATTTTCAACATCTGTTATGCCAACAGTTTCATCAGGTAAAAATGCTAAAATGGTATTCTGTGGAACACCAAAAGGTCTTAATCAATTGTATTACTATTTAGAGGCAGCTAAAAAGGGAAACAATGATTTTGGATGGATGGAAATTCCGTGGTATAAAGTTGATGGACGAGATGAAGAGTGGAAAAGAAAAACATTAGCTGAGCTTAACTTTGATCAACAGAAATTTGAGCAGGAGCAATGTGTAGCGTTTTTGGGTTCATCTGGAACTCTTATTTCCGGCGCCGCTTTAAAGTTATTAAGTCATCAAAATCCATTGGTTGTGAATCCTCATTTATATCAATATAAAGAAAAAGAAGGAAATCACCAGTATGTGATGACAGTGGACACATCGCGTGGTAAAGGACTGGATTATTCAGCTTTTCATGTTGTGGATGTCTCAGTTGAACCTCATGAATCTGTATGTGTATATCATAATAATATGGTAACTCCCACGGATTTCGCAGATGTGTGTTATCAAATGGCTACATACTACAATAATGCGTTCATACTAGTTGAATTAAACGATCTGGGTTCACAAGTGGCGGACATATTATTTGACTATGAAATGGATCTTATCTTTACCAAAACAAAAGGTCGGCTGGGTAAGCAGGTTTCATATGAATCTGATGCTGAAAAGGGTATTACAACCACACATGGATCAAAATCCGAGGGCTGTTCTATGCTCAAGCTTTTGATAGAGCAGAACAAACTAGTGATACATGATAAAAATACAATTGATGAATTGAAAACATTTTCATCAAAAGGTAAAGGTTGGGAAGCTGAGTCAGGAAAACACGATGACCTAGTGATGTGCCTTGTTCTCTTTGGATGGTTAGCATCAGCGGGCTTCATTGATCAACTGAATGATGATTCTATCATGGCTAAACTACGTGAAAGAACGGAAGAAGACCTTGAAAATGATCTTCTTCCGTTCGGAATTATGATTGATGGCCATGATCAATTTGAGGAAGTTATCGACGCCTCACATGATGCTAGATTGCTTAACGAGCTTTTTAATTAAGCATCCTTCTTGCCGAGATAAAGTTTGATGGTGCGCTCATCACACACATAACGCTTTCCATCCTGAAGGAATATGAAAGGACGCTTCCATGAACGCTGCTTGAAGTCAACAAGCTTAATGCCATTACGTTCCTCTTCGAGATTGTAAAGAGAACAAATGGACTTCATGTTGTTTTCAGTGGCGACTTTTGCCTTTTCAGTTTCAGAAATCTTGATCTTCATTGTAAGTGATACACTATCAAATTTTCCTCCACCATTTTCAATAGTGAGACCGTGCTTTTTTGCAAGAGCCTGGAGTTCTGCAATGATTTCCTTCGAAAGCTTGTTTGCGGTTGCCTTATCCATGGTAGTGTCTCCGTGTTTGTTTCGATAATGGTACTATACACTATTCCACGGGTTTGTAAACCCTATTTTTTATAAATATCAATAAAATATAAAAGGAGAATAAAAATGGCATTTAGTATTTCACCAGCAGTGACCGTGCGTGAATTCGATCTTTCGGGCTACATTTCTAATGTTTCTATCACAATCGGAGCAATGGCAGGAGTATTCAGATGGGGTCCTGTTGATGAAGCTGGTCTAATTTCATCTGAACAGGCCCTTGTTGCTCGATATCAGAAGCCAAATTCAAATAACTTTGAAACTTTTTATAACGCTTCAAACTATCTTGCTTATTCTGATAAACTCTATCTTACAAGAGTAGCTGACGCTGCAGCATATAACGCTGCAGGAGGTAACAGCGCTATTGCAAATACGCAGATCAAAAATGAAACAGATTTTAATAACACGTCCAACACTCTTGATGAAGCTGCATATTTCTTTGCTAAATATCCTGGCACAGTGGGTAACAGCCTTAAAATTTCTGTTTGTGACTCTGCAAATGCTTACGGCGAAACTCTAACACCGTCAACGGCTAACCTAGAAATTGATTTCGTTGTAAATAGTAATGTAGCAACAATCACTGTTGCTGGAGCTAATACAGCAGACGCCAACACACAGGCGAATACAATTGTTAATCAGCTACAGGTTGGAGACATTATTACAGCTGGTAACACAACAATTGGTAAACAATTTTTGAAAATCTCATCAATTGGTGCTCTATCTGCATCAGGAAATGTTGCTACAGTTGATGTTAGCACAACAACAAAATATTCATTGAGTTCAAACAACACTCTCACTTCAGTAAAAAGAAATTGGGAATATTATAATTCTGTTGACTTGACTCCTGGCACTTCGCCTTTTGTTACATCACGCGGCGGTGTTGGTGATCAGGCTCATATTGTAATTGTTGACGAAGATGGCGAATTCACTGGTCAGCCTGGCCAGATTCTTGAAGTATTTGAAAACCTATCACGTGCTACAGATGCTAGAGGCGAACAGGGTGGTTCTATCTATTATAAAGATGCAATCAACAATTCATCTAAATACGTATGGGCTGTCAGCGACCGTGCTGGATCTGCTTCAAATACAGCAATTAACATGACGGCCGTTGACACACAACCTTTCACAGTATCATTGACTGGTGGTACTGATAGCTTATCAGAATCAGCAATTCCTCTAGCAGATCTAGCAAGAGGATATGATGTTTATAAATCTTCAGAGAAGTTTGACATATCAGTTATTCTTACTGGTAAATCAGTTGGTGGAGTACATGGTGAAGGCCTTGCAAACTACATCATTGATAACATCGTAGAATTTAGAAAAGATTGTGTAGTAGTTCTTTCTCCACAGTTTGATGACGTTGTTAATAATCCTTATCAAGAAGCTGACGACATTGTTGAATTTAGACAGGCTCTAAGATCTACATCATACGCTTTCCTTGACTCAGGTTATAAGTATCAGTATGATAGATATAACGATGTTTATCGTTGGGTTCCATTAAACGGAGACATTGCTGGAACATTCTCAAGAACTGATGTTGATCGTGATCCATGGTGGTCACCAGCTGGTTATAACCGTGGCAATATTAAAAATGTTACTAAGCTTGCCTATAACCCAGACAAAGCTGAAAGAGATATTCTTTACAAGAACTCAATCAACCCAGTTTTCCAGAGCGGAAACAGAGGCCCAGTTCTTTTCGGAGACAAAACTCTTCTTGCTAAGACATCAGCGTTCGATAGAATTAACGTTCGTAGATTGTTTATTGTTCTTGAAAAAGCAATTGCAACTGCAGCGCAAGATCTTCTATTCGAATTCAATGATGCATTCACAAGAACTCAGTTCAGAAATCTTGTAGTACCATATCTGCGTAACATCCAGGGTCGTAGAGGTATCTATGAATTCAGAGTTGTCTGTGATGAAACTAACAACACAGGTGAAATTATCGACAACAACCAGTTTGTTGGAGATATTTACATAAAACCTGCGAAGTCAATTAACGAAATACAACTTAATTTTGTGGCTGTGAGAACTGCAGTTGACTTTGAAGAAGTTATCGGTAAATTTGGATAATAAAAAAGGGGAGATTTAAATCTCCCCTTTGAATTCCCATTTATTATTACCACAATCATATATGGCTAGGAAATTGTTTCTAGCCATATTTTCGTATTCTGTTAAAGAATCATCATAATCATCCAAAAGCTTTTTTAATTTATGCTTTTGATATTTGATTCGTGATTCAAGTTTTGTTAATCCCTTTTTATTGTAAAAATAATTTGGCGGTGTTTTACCTGCATATTCAAAGCCTATTTTCTCATATACCTTTCCATCGCCAAATCTTAAATCAGCATAGGTCATCACGCTCTTAAGATTAGCAAACTTAAACATTTTGCTTGCGCCTCCGACTATACTATACCCATTCTTAAATGACATTCGGGTAATTTCATATTCAAAACTCTTGTCGTATCTTGATTTCGAAAACGACATACAGCCAATGAGCTCATCTTTGAAAAAACATCCAATATTAATTGAACTATTTACATATTCATGTATATGATACTTTTCATGAAACTCTCTAGCATCTGAAGCTGTGATATCTTTCACTTCTGTTTTTCTAGCAAATACACGTTCATCTGACAATCCAAGCTTTGATTTGATAATTGATTTGACGATGTCTTTCTTTTCTAGCCATTCGTTTTCAAATATTGTAATAATTTTAATTCCATATTCCTTTAGAAATAAAGAAGTCTTTTCTTCATGATATCTTTTATGTGTGCCCGCATTAATACTATGATGCCATAAACCGCAATATTCGAACCCGGTATTTAACTCAGGACAAAAACAATCAATTTCTCTGTATCCAATAGAGAGCTTTTTCTTTACTGAGTGGCATTCTATTCCAAAAGAACGAATAAAATCACGAACCTCTAATTTTCCATTTGATTTATTATATGAATGTTGTTTAATTGATACATCTTTTTCATAGAAAACATTTCGAAGAAGAGTTTCAGAAAAATTGAAATTAAGTTTCTTTATAATAGTTGGAATATCATATTTTTCATTAAGTTCTAATACTCTATTCCAATTCTCTTCTATTGTATTTCTATTAATAAGTGCTTTTGTTTTTGGCATTTCCAATGAATGTGTTTTACATATTGATCTGAGATTGGAAACTGGAATATTATGTTTTTTTATAATATCTTCTCTGCCCATTTTCTTTTTAATGTCGGATACAATGTTTGAGTAATCTGGTTGATGATATTCAATATTAAGTCTTTTTAATATCTCATTAAAAGTTATATAGTTTAATGAGATATCGTATTTCTTATTCAGAAATTCAATACAACTTTTCTTTTCAGTGAACTGAAAAATATCATTCTTCCAATCCCTAAAATTAGGATATTTTAAGGTGTCATCAGATTTTTGAAAAGATTTTCTTTTTTGATTCTTACGACATTCATAACAAGTATCAGTATTGCGTGAAATACGCTGTTTAAAATCATTTCCACATTCATCACAAATACAATCAACTTCGTAGTTTGACTCTCTTTTGATATGTTCTATCGCAACAGAAATCACGTTTTGAGAGATGTCATATCCTAGTTTCTCAAAATGTGATTTCAGAGGTGTATTAGTCTTTAGTTGTAGGTATGTTGTTTTGATCATATCTTATTTATGTTCTTTTCTGGTTTAAATATAGTATTGTAGAAAACCAAACCATCTGGAAATAAAACTTTCATTTTTATATGGTAGACCACGAAATTTATATAAAATTCTGTTGGCTTCATTCTGCGTCATAGAACCTACATCTATGTAAATTGCTTTTCTCATATTATTTACCATTAACAAATTCCATTAAAGCTTCTAAATCAGCAGCAAAAAACAAATCCAATAGGATTGTCTGGATACCACTGCAATGACCACAATTCATCTGTTTCAATGGCTTTTGTTTTTTGCTCTGTGCTTATCCAATCTTTGTCATCGTATGATTTTATAAAATCTACTATTGACTCATAGTAGATTTTATGTTCATTATGGCTCAAAAATAGACCACATTTATGGTTTGGAAATTTCATTTTCTTCCTTTCACTAAGTTATCGACCCACCATTGCGGTGCATCTCCTAAATCAACTCCATTCTTTTCATCAACATCACATACAACATATTCATGTCCCAGAGATTTGAGATACTTTCCTCCATCTCCTGGATCACATATTGCAACTACTTTCCGATGTTGTCTAATTGCCCATAACCATCTCTTTGTAGATTTATTTGGGTTATTCGACAATAGAGCAACAGCGGAAAATCCCATTTCTGTCAAGCGACATGCATTAAAAAGCCCCTCAACAACAAATAATGTATCACTTAAATTCCAGGACTCAAGACCCCATACAGACACAGAATCTTTATTTCGATAGGTGTAATATTTACCTTTCAGATCATTCTTTTGAACCTTCGAAGCCCTGGGACGATATGTTTGATATCCAGTGAGTTGCCCAGTGAGATTCCAGAGTGGAAATGTAGCACATTCATCCTCATCATTCAACCAGGCCCTGTGAAGATCTGAGTCGAAATGTCTTTCTTTTAAATGTGCTGTAAGATCAAACATCGTTACTCTATTTTCTTACTTATACCATATGCTACAACAAGAATAGCATTTGCAAGACCTGCAGTCATCCATGTTAGGCCTCTTGATAAGGAGATCATGTACCCAAAAAAGAAAACCCTATGCAATAAGAATTAAAAGCTCATAGTTAAATACTTTCCCAATCTACAAGAGCTCGAAAATCATCATTGTCTTCATCATAGCGAGCATATTCCCAATAAAATTTAACTGATTTTGCACTAGTGCCTGGTGGACAAAACTGATCCCAAAATGACATGTTCACCATTTCCAAACAGTCCAGATCAGAACCAGTCACATTAACAGTTCCAGTATTCTTTACCATCTCAAATTCCTTTCATCAATTTAATAAACTGATATTCATATTGTGTTGAACAAATTCCGTTATTCCAGAGAAAATACCCAACATCATCTGCATCTTCAGCATCCATGAGAATTTTAACTGCATTGGACCAAGAGGTTTTGCATGTGTCCATTACATCATTAATGGTAGCGGAAAGAATCACAATGCTTCTATTCTTTTCAAGTTCTTCGCGTCTCTCATTCATTTCAAGCAGTTCACAGAGAGAATTCCATTCAGAATTTTTACCTTTCTCATTCAAAGAATTCCAGTATTCATAGTAACCTTCACGCGGACGATAACCGTAAGCATCTTTATGAAGATCGCTGAGAATGTTTTCATCGTACATGGTAGTGTCTCCGTGTTTGTTTCGATAATGGTACTATACACTATTTTCTCTGAATGTAAACCCTATTTTTTATAAATATCAATAAAATATAAAAAGGAGAATAAGAAATGGCATTTAATATCAACGAAATGCGTGCTGGTCTAGTTGGAGGCGGCGCTCGTCCTTCACAGTTTGAAGTTATTATCACAAATCCTATATCATCAATTGCTGATATTAAAGTTCCTATTATGTGTAAGGGTTCTCAGATTCCTGGATATTCAATTGGTAAAATTGAAATTCCTTATTTTGGTCGTAAGATTCCTATTCCTGGTGATAGAATTATTCAGGATTGGACTGTTACAATCATAAACGACGAAACGTTTGATATTAGAAATGCTCTGGAAACATGGCATAATGCGATGAATTCACAACAGGGTAACATTGCTACTCGTGGTTCAGCCCCGTCTCTCTACACTTCACAGGCTACTGTAAGACAATTCGGTAAAGACGGCACCGTCATTCGCACATATGAAATTAATGGTATTTTCCCAATGGATATTACTCCTATAGATCTTTCATGGGAATCAGTTGATCAAATTGAAGAATTCCAGGTAACTTGGGCTGCTTCTGATATCGCAGTTGTTGGTGGGAATAGCGGTGACGCTGGGGGAACTTAATCCTAATTTTAATGTATAAATAACAATAAAATAAGGATTTTACTATGGAGTTATTTGGCTGGAAAATTGAAAAAAAGGAAGAGGATGAACAGGTAAAGTCGCCTTTTCCTGCTTTAGATGACGAAGGTTCACTCATCATCGAAAAAAATTGGGTTCCTGGTGGAGGCCATGATGCCTACGGAGTTGTAGCGAATTTTGACGACAACGTAAGTTCTGAAAGCGAACTTATCACAAAATATAGAGAAATGTCTCAATTGCCTGAGGTTGATTATGCTGTTGATGATATCATCAATGAGCTTATGTCAGTTGAAAAAAACAATGACATTGTGGACATAGACCTTGACGAATTAGAATATTCAAAGAGTGTCAAAACAAAGATCACAGATGAATTCAATCATGTTCTCACAGTACTGGATTTTAATAATTCAGCATACGAAATTGCACGTAATTGGTATGTGGACGGAAGACTTTCTTATCAAATTATCGTAGATGAAACTGATTATAGTAAAGAAGGTATTAAAGAAGTTCGATATATCGATCCTCGTACTATTAGAAAAATTAAAGAAGTTAAAAATAGCCAGGGAAGAGCCCAGGCTATTTTAAAACAGGTAATGGATGAATATTATATCTATTCACCAACCGGTTTTAACCGACAGTCTTTCAACACAGGATCAATTACTGGTAATGATGTCGTGAAGCTTTCTGATGATTCTGTGGTGCATGTTACTTCGGGATTAATGAACCATAGCAAAACAATGGTTCAGTCGCATCTCCATAAAGCTATTCGTCCATTAAATCAACTTCGTGCTCTGGAAGATGCAGCAATTATCTATCGTATTGCTCGTGCACCTGAAAGAAGAATTTTCTATATTGATGTTGGTAACGTTCCAAAAGGTAAAGCAGAGCAACATCTTCAAAATATTGCACAGAAATATAAAAATAAGCTTGTATATGATGGGAAAACCGGCGAAATACGGGACGATAGAAAATTCATGTGTTATGCTATGGACACCAAGATTCCGCTTCTTGATGGTAGAACACTTACACTTCAGGAAATAACAGATGAATATGAAGCCGGTAAACAGAACTGGGCATATTCATGTGACCCTATTACAGGCGAATTTGTTCCTGGTCCTATTTCATGGTCTGGAATAACAATTGAAAACACACCCGTTGTTAGAGTTACATTTGATAATGGTAAGAGTGTAGTCTGTACGCCAGATCATAAATTTCCTGTATGGGGTAAGGGTTTTGTTGAAGCAAAAGATCTTATTGGTGAATCTATTATACCTGGATATCGTCGTGAAGCAGAAATCACACCAGGCGGCGCAAAGTATGAACAGATATTCAAGAATGATACAAGAGAATGGGAATTTACTCATAGAGAAGTAGCAAAGTGGAAAGAAGAAAATGATCTTCATGAGACATTTACATATAACGAAAAATATGTAAATTCAGATAAAAGTGTAACCCATCATGTAAATTACAATAGATATGATAATACACCAAGTAACTTGATTAAGATGAATCATAAAG